GGAGATAACCTCAACGCACCAGTCTGGACAGTAAAAGCAAAAAAGAAGAAGTAATCTATGGCACTGTACGAATATGACTGCATGCCATGTGCACAAAGATATACCAAGGAAAGATCTATTCAAGAAGACGATCCTGGGTATAAATGTGATACTTGCAATCATACTCTAGTTCGTGTATACTCTAAAGTAGGAGCAGTTTTCAACGGTAGTGGATTCTATTCCACTGACAATCGGAAGGTATAATATGTTTACAATGATTAAAGATGAAGTAAAGCAAGAATGGTTACTATCACCAAATGATCGATGTGATAGATGCAATGCCGAGGCCTTGGTTAAGGTTACAGGGATAAGTGGAGACCTTCTATTTTGTGGGCATCACTACAACAAGATTATGGCTATACCAGATGGCTACAATAGCATGATGTCCTTTATAATTAGTATAATCGATGAACGAGAAAAATTGGAGGTATAAATAATGTACGAATACTATGTAAGAAAAGTAGAGAATGTAGTAGATGGAGATACCATTGACGTTCTTATTGATTTGGGGTTTGATATTATATTTGGATCCCGTGTGAGATTGGCTGGTATTGATACCCCAGAGTCTCGTACAAAGGATCTTGCTGAGAAGGCCCTTGGTCTTGAGGCCAAAGAGTACCTAAAGAAGTCTCTAAAGGATGCTAAGTCTGTTGTAATTAAGACTGAGAAGATGGACTCATCTGAAAAGTATGGTCGCATTTTAGGCTGGGTATATGTAGATGGCAACACAGTATCTTTAAATGACATGATGATAAATGATGGTTATGCATGGGGATACCTTGGAGATACTAAGGTTAAAGACTTTGCAGCACTTAAAAAGGCAAGATTAAAATCAGGTAAGTAATGAATACCATTTTATACTTTACAGCAGACTGGTGTAATCCTTGTCAAAGAACAAGGCCATTTGCTGAAGAGTTAATCCGTGATGGGGCTAACATTAAGTTTATTGATGTAGACTCAGAAATTGAAATGGTTAAAAACTTTAAGATCATGTCAGTTCCTACTTATATTATTTTAAAAGATGGTCAAGAAATTTATCGTGCTAATGGTGCAAAAACAAAGAAACAGTTAGAAGAGTTGATTAAATATGAGTAGCAACGAAGATGAGTTAATAGAAAGTCTTATACTCCAAGGGGCACTAGAAGTTGCTGGAGTAGACTCTGAAAATGGAGAGACACTATACAAACCTACACAAAGACTTAAAGAGATAGACTCTAAACTTAGTAATGAACTGTCTATATACTTTTCAGAAGTAACTTTAAAACTTTGGGAGAAAAGTTTTCTTGATATGGATGTAACAGATAGAGATCCTTTGGTAAAATTAGGACCAAGATCTTTTGATGCCTTGGCTATAAAATCTTTACCCAAAGATGAAAGAGTGGTTATGGAAGAGATAGTCAAGGCTCTTTTTAATAAAAACTGATATACTTGGTATCTGGGAGTATTAATGAATAACTTATATGGTGCTATCGGGACAACAATAACTGTCGTGCTGCTTTTTTATATATATGTGCTAATAAATAAAAACAAAAGTAATAAGCCTATTATTGTTAGCCAGTCAATGCTACAGCACAGATACAGCACTCAAAAAAATAGTTCAAGAAGGCTAAAGGTTAAGCCACAATCACAAATTCAGCATGATAAAACCAACATAAAAGTTATCATTGTTGACAACAGTGCCTATTGGATTAAGGACAATATATTTTATAGAGCACCGCTTATAAACCAACTTATTGACAAAGAATCTGCAGAGCAAGTTGACACAATCCATATGGATAGGGTACAATTAGATAAGATGCTGTTCATAATGGACAGATTACGAGAAGGGATTAACGATGATAGTAGGGGTTCAGGGAACAGTTAGTTTTAACAACTATAATGTATTCCTTAGATCAATGGCTGTTGCCCTTTCTGAATTAAAAGAAGAAGATAAAGCATTTCATATATATTCTGCAGGACCAAACAACATTACCATGATGGCAATGGAGTTTTCAAATTTATCTGAAAAGGGAATGAAGTTAAGAGGAAAGTCTATTAAGTTTATTAAAGTTACTCCTGAATGGATGCAAGAAAATATACTAGAAGTTGATCACTTTGCTTTTTTGTCTAACCCAAAAGAGCCAGTATCAAAAATTGTTCATATATCAAAACTAAATAATGTAAATACAAACGTATACAACTTCTAACTAGTATTGACAAATACAGTCAAACATGTTAGAATTAAGTATGCTTTAAATGTGCTTTGGCACACAAACAGAATGGAAGCACAATGAAAATAATTAATTCTTTAGACACTATGGAATCAATAGTGAATAAAAACAAACAACTATCCTGGAATGGATGGACAGTAGTTGAGACATTTCCTTCAGAGAAAGCCTACTACTCAAAATTTGGAGTATATAAAAACAATAAGTGGCAAATTAAAAAAGAATTTATTCCTTCTAATCAAGGATGGGAAATTCCCGACAAGTATGTGATGTAAATGAATAAGTTTAAATGGAAAGATGATGCTGTCTGCTTAGATTATGATACAAATTTATTCTTTGAAAAATACGAAGATGATGAGTTACTAAGGCCAGCCATTGATGCGCTTTGTTCTTCCTGTCCAGTAAGAAAAGAATGTTTTTCTGTTGGAATTTCAGGTAAAGAATGGGGAGTTTGGGGTGGTGTATACTTGGAAAATGGCGAGATATCAAAAGAGTTTGCTACGCACAAGAGCAAAGATGACTGGGGAATGACATGGCAATCATTAACAATGGAGTAGTATGTATACAGACGCAATGAAAAGAGCCTTTAGATCTGTTCATGCTCCTAATAATTTTTCTTTACAGATTATAGATAACGATAATTTTATAACTGTTAAAGCAAAAGAAAAAGACTTCATGTCTTTAGAGACAGTGGAAATGAAAAGGCAGGCTATCGAGTACATGATCCGTGTTAAAAAAGCACTAGAAGATAACGGAGCAATAGTTCTTCTTGTTCGAGAAGGGGGAAAAGAATTATGATTCAGACCACATTCTTAGTTGTCCTATCAGTATTATCAATAACATTTTTCTTTCTTTTTTATATACAAAAGAAAAAAAATATTCAGATACTTGCTCAAACAATAGAATTATTAATGATGCAAGAGGAAAATCAAAAACATACCAAGACAGAAAAAGAGCAGTTCAATGAAGACTTTTTAAAATTTATTTCAGACTCCCGTGAATATGCTTTTAAATATATTGAAGTAACACAAGACAAGGTTAATAGTTTTATCAATGATGTTGGTCCAGTTATTGATTATTTAGAAGCGTATGCTCCCCCAGTCTTGGCTGAAACACAAAGAATATCTTTAGTCGACGGGTATAAAATTATTAAAACCATCCTTCCAGAAGACTATGGTAAAATAGATACATGAAAGAAATCATGCTTTCAGTATTAACAGGTTTTGGATGTGGCGTAGTATTTGCTGCATTCAAATTGCCAGTACCAGCACCACCAGTTTTTGCGGGAGTCGCAGGAATTATTGGTCTATGGATTGGTTTTACAGTACTAACAAAATTCATATCCTAGGAGGAATAAAATGAATACAACACAACTAAAAGCAATGCTCGCATCATACGGACGATCAATCCTTGGTGCTGCAACTGCACTTTACGCTTCAGGCGTAACGGATCCAAAGACGCTTGCTTACTCACTACTCGGAGCACTAATCCCCGTAGCATTGAGAGCAGCAAACCCTTCAGACGCAGCATTTGGAAGAATGCCTTCAGTCAAAGAGGTTGATGTTGCAGTCAAGACTGCAAAAGTAGTAAAGAAAACCGTTAAGAAGGCTCCTGCAAAGAAGTCATCTGGCGGAGGAAAGACTAACCAAGTAAAATAAAGTAGTATAATTTATACTATTCCGATATAAGACTTTAAAAAGTTTTACAACGGATGCTCCTTTGATGGGAGAGTTAGCAGGAGTCGAATCTTCGTGGCTAATAGACCTGAGCAGTCGTCTATAAACTGCTCATTTCCTATGCTATAATATTAATACCTGCTCAAATGGGGGGTAAATTAACTTATTCGCTTGAAAGGGGAATAACATGGTAAAAACAGCACTGGATCTTTTTAATGATCCATTTTTCAATACCTTCGCAAATCTACAGAAGGTAACAACAACAACAAACTATCCACCTTATAATCAAATCAAACTGAATGATAAAGAGTATATTCTTTCATTTGCTTTGGCTGGATTCTCTAAGGATGATGTCTCAGTATCGCTAGATAATCGCAAACTTACAATCAAGGGCGAGAAGCAGGATGCTGAGTTACCAGAGGGTGCGGAGTATCTACACAAGGGCATTGCTGCTCGTAAGTTCACAGATATCTTTACCCTTCCTGAGTTTGTTGAAGTAGTTGGGGCTGAGTTTAAAGATGGTATCTTGGATATCAGACTTGAGAAGCAGATCCCAGAAGACAAACTACCAAAGACAATAGCAATACAGTAGTACAATATAAATGTCCCCACACAGGACCTTAGTGATGGATTAGTTACCCATTGGATAGAGACCGTGGCGCAAGTCAGGTGAATTGCCTGTGTGGGGCCCTAATATTTTCACGGTATAATGATAACAATGACTGACAAAGAGTTAGACCATTACAATAAGCAGCAGTATAAAAAGATGCTTGCTAAGATAAAAGAGGATTCTGGCTGTGTAGACTGTGGAATTAATAATCATATTATCTTAGATTTTGACCACATAAGAGACAAAAAATACAACATATCCAGGATGATCCATGATGGTTTTTCATGGAGGGCTATCAAGAAAGAGATCGAAAAGTGTGAAGTGGTTTGTGCTAACTGCCATAGGATAAGGACACATGACCGTCTTGCTGGCTAACATCGTGCTATAATGGTTAAATGGAAGAATTAATCAACCTACTAAAGGTCCTACTTGCAGATAACATTACCCTTAAACTTAAGGCTCATGGATATCACTGGAATGTAGAAGGCGATGACTTCCCTCAGTTCCACGATTTTTTTGGGGACATATATGCAGACTATGAGACTGCAACAGATACATATGCTGAATGGATTCGTAAGTTAGATGCATATGCACCATTTAAATTATCAAGGTTTATACAGTTAAATGAAGTTGGAGAACCAGACGTAACATCTGATCCAATGATGATGGCTGCAGATTTGCTAATGTCTAATGATATGGTTCTTGTTAAGTTAGTGGATGCAGTTGAAATGGCTACATCAAGCAGACAGCATGCACTTGCAAACTTCTTTGCAGAGCGTATGGATATGCACCAAAGGTGGCACTGGATGCTCTCTGCATCAACAAAAGAAAACGAGATGGACTAATGTCTGATACCCCAATGGATGTCTCTTACAATGCAACAGTAACTGACCCAACACCTGCAAACCCATCATCACATCTTAATCCTTCAGTTGGTATGAAAAAGCCACAATATATGCAAACTAACCAAGGAAGAACTGCTGGTGCAGGAATACATAATAAGCCTGGGGTTGATATTTGGTCTGGGTCAGCATTCGGTAAAGCATTAGAAAATGAAATAATGCCAACATCAACATACCAAGGATGCGAATGTCCTACATGTTTAGAATTAAATGTTGATTGCGGAGACTGCCCAGTATGTGCTAACCCTATTCCAGAAACTGATTCAGAAGTTGCTATGGCTATGTATGATTCATCAATTGGAAAGGCTGATCCATGTTGGGAAGGCTATGTTCAAAGAGGCATGAAGCCAGGAGCCGATGGTAATCCAGTTCCTAATTGCATTCCTGTTACAAAATCTTTATTTACTTCAATAAAAGAAGATGCAAAAGATTATTCAAAAGATACACGAATTACTAGTTTATTTAGGGAGTAAGTATGCCAAAGAAAAAAGCAGCAGCGTTTAATCCAGTACAAATAAAAGACGGGTGGATTGTCAGACTATATAAAGATGGTCGCATTAAGTCTAAGATTGCACCATACGAAGTAAAACATAAGCCAGTAACTAAAACTATTTAATCTTTGGTTCAAACCTATCCCAATGACCATTAGGACTTCCTTGATACATTTGTCCAGTTTCTCTGTCAATGAGTAGCCATTTAGTTGGAGCAAGGGTGCGAACTGTCAATATGACATCTTCTTCTGTTTGATCAAAAGAGTGGGGCTTCCTTGAACCATCTGCATTAAAACTCATTAAATAATTATACCTTTTCTTTATAAATTTAAGGACAATATAGTGTTGCAACACGCTATATGAATGTTTCCCGACACAAATATAACAACTATATTGTCACAATATAATTATACCACGGCAAGATTTGAAACTTGATAAGAAGTAGGATAGTAAGTGATTGATCCATCAGTTAAAACTAAAAATTTTTCAAAGTTCCAGTCGATATCTTTACCGCCTTTGGCCTGATCTTTGCAGTGCTTATATATTGGGTGAGCATTTGGACCATTTACCTCAATCTTTTCAGACATTGGGAAAGTTACGTTGTAAATGTTGGTACAAAAATCTTTTATTTCTTCGTTTGTCCCTGGCTCTTGATTGCCAAACTGATTACATGGAAACCCAATTACAACTAACGAGTCATTCTGGGCTTTCTGTAGATCAGCATACTGAGGAGTTGAACCACAAAAGGTTGCAGTGTTTACAATTAATATATTTTTTTCTTTAAAACTTTCCAGTTTTATTTCATTACCATTGTTATCAACAAATGACAAATCATATATACTCATATGAGTGCTCTGCTTTCTGTTAGTTAGATAGAACTAGATTAGGATTAATGCGTGATCTTTCGCCAGCCATAAGTCTTTCAATATGGTCACGAATAACGGCATTTTCTTCATTAAAGATATCTTCAGATCTGTCAGGACCCATTTTTGGATCTTGTCCTTTTGCTATAAGGTCTTCCTTAAGAGTACGCTCTACATCCCAGTTTAATGTTGTGCAGGGATAGTGCTTAACTACATAGCCATCCTTATCGATGAGATACTTTTCAAAGTTACAGTTCATCATAGAACCACCATCATGCTCGTTTAAGTAGCGTGACTCATAGTCTGTTTTTTCGACTAAGCCCTTTTCTCTTTTGTCTGCAGCAAGTGCAAGGATCTGTTCAGAGATCTCTAAATAAAGTTCATGTCTTTCTCCAAATGGTTGACCGTTTCCATTAAGTCCTGGACCTTGTCCAAGCCATGGGGCTTCCAATGGAATTTCTGCGGGATTAGAAACAATCATTTCGGAAAATGGGAATGTAACACCATATACATCTTCACCATACATCTTAGAGTCTAGACCTTTTTCAATACCCTTAGACCATTTACCCTTTGTGATACTTGGACCACAAAAGTCATTAGTAGGAATTGCCACAACAGAGAAGTCTTCTCCTGCTAGGTCTTCTTGAATCCATTGGATGGACTCCATTTGCCCAGCGTTACCACAACCAACTGTTGTGTTAATAAGCATAACTGTTTTTCCTTTAAACTGTTGAAGGAAGTTTGGAATGCCTTCGGCTGATTCCATTTCGATGTCATATATAGATTTCATGTACTTATTATAACACCTTTTTTAGCAGTCTTCTCCCGTGCTTACTGGTGCAAGGTCTACGTTTATAAAGGAATTTCCATACAGGGTATGTCTTGAGTTAGGGCCAAGAACCTTATTGACTTTATGCTTGTACTTGTCTCCTCCAGGAATTACAGCCAGCATGCCAGCCTTTGGCTTTATCTTAATTGGAACATTCCCAAACTCCAACTCACCACCTTCAAAGTCATCGTTAAGGTAAAGACTAAATGAGGCAACAATATTGTCTTCTGGTCCAGGATCTTGGTGCCAATACATTGCAAAATCAATATCTTCTATTTTTACTCGATATTCATTTAAAGTGTCTAGGTTTGCATTTGCTGCAATTTCTTCATCGGTCATATATTTAAAGGATTGTAGTGTTGAATGTCTTTTATAGGTTAGTGGCAGAACAGAATCAAGCCTATCCCAGACACCATTGGGATTATAGAATACTGGAAGATCAATTGATTTTGAATCTTTGTGAGGAAAAACAATGTTTCCATTTTCATCGTATTCAGGAATGATTTCTAAAAATTTATTTAAAATATTTTTATATGGAGATCTCATTGTTGGATACCATCCATTTGAGTCATCAGTTTGTTCTTTAAACCAGGCCAACTCTTCTTTAGTAAGAAAGTCTTCAATGATCCATATCTTTTTGTCTTCATCTAAGTATATTTTTTCCATATACTAATAATACCACAGTTTTGTTTCTGTACCCCCAGCAGGAATCGAACCTGCGACGCTTGGCTTAGAAGTCCAACGTTCTATCCACTGAACTATGGAGGTCTGGAGCGAGTGACCAGAATCGAACTGGCACAATCAACTTGGAAGGATGATGCACTACCATTATGCAACACTCGCCTTGTACACCAGGTAGGACTTGAACCTACGATAGCCGAATTATGAGTTCGGTGCCTTAACCAACTTGGCTACTGGTGCATAACCGATTTATATATTAAACAAAAGAAATAATGCCAATAAAGCAGCAGAGATAAGAAGAAACTTAATCTTCTTATGTTTTGGCCACTCATCTGGTACATTTATATTATTCATATTTCCTCCAATTTGACTACTGGTTCAATGATTTTAACTTACTAATATACCAATAAGCATTCCAATAATAAAAGATCCTACTGCAACAGCAGAGTAATAATATGTTTTCATATGTTGTTTAATAATATAACCTTTTAGTTCTTTTGATATATTATTTAACTCGTCTTGATCTACCACTATTATCTCCAGTTCTAGTTGGACACTGAGCGTAATGATCCAAGAATAATTTCTTCTCTGATCCTTTTTTGTTGCTGCTCAAACTTTGATAGGTATGGTTTAGCCTGTATTCTTTTCTTATTCTTGGTGGCTCTTTTAATTTTGTGCTGAGACACTTTATTGTTAGATTTTTTCAATTAGATCACTGGCTTTCTGCTACTTTGTCACAAGGACAAATGATTGATTCTGGTAGTTCGTGAACTTTTGTTACAATAGTAATCATAGTCTCACACTCAACGCACTTATAAATTTTCTTAACTCGTTTGCTCATAAACCAATCATACCATAATCCAGTGGTTGAGTCAAGACTTGTTGCCGTCCCAAGTACCAATCTTAGTAGTGGTAATTCCATTTGCTTCCCAAAGAGTAATAACATTGGGATTGTCATCAACAGCATAAATTACACGCCAATGTTTGTTAATATTATCTAATATGTCGCTCTTAACTTTATAGTCAGACCTATAGTCATTGTCTCCACGCATGTACAGCGCATGGTGACCAATATCATTTTTAGCAAGCCACATGGATGTAAGTCCCCTCCATTTTTCCATTCTTGAGGTAACAATAATTACGTGCATTTGATCAAAAAAAGCATGGTTTAACATCTCTACCACTTCTATATTTGGCAGGGCATCAATAGAGGCCTCATGAAAAGCCTCGTAGTCCCTATTAGAGCCACGAACATGGTGAAGGTAAGGGTCTACATTGGCTAGAGTTCCATCTACGTCAAAGATGTAGGCAAGAGGTTTCAATCTTGATCAACTTTGTATGTCATAATAATATAGCATGCAATGTAGCCAACAATAACTGCTGGAATTAAAAATAGTGCACTAATCACTTGTACTCCTCCTGTCTATTAAAAAACTCAGTCATGTAGTTGTCTTCTCCTCTTGCTATTTTGGCAGCAAGAGTACGCATTCCAAGTGCATTGGTAATGGAGGATTCTGTCGGTATGGCTTCAATAGCCCTTGCTATTTCTTCTCTTAATGTCATTTCGTCTATGCTCATACATTAAGTATACACCCTTCAAAGATATTGTGTCAAGTCATATTGATGATATAATGAAATAATGAGTGTCCATAAAGTTAATGATTTATTTTCTAGCGCAGAACTAAACATTCTTTATGCTTTTATTAATAGTATAGTTATTCCTATTAAAGATGATGGAACCTATATTTATGATACAGATAATGGTTGGGAAAATTGCACCATCTCTAAATATTTAGGTAGGATTCAAACCTCTAGCGAAGTACCAAGAGAGGTTTGTGATAAGTTGTTTAGCATTGCAAAAAGTATTTCTTCAAAAGAGTTAACACCTTCTGGCATGACATATGTAGAATACAATAAAAAGTATGGCACTCCAAATCTACCACCACACTTTGATGGAGATGACAATGATTTAATAATAAACTATCAAATATCTTCAAACACCTCTTGGGATATTGGAGTTGATCTTGGAACCCATATTATGAAAGATAACTCGGCTTTAGTTTTTAATGCAAATAAAAATATTCATTGGAGGCCACATAAAGTTTTTGCTGAAGGAGATTATGTTCGTATGATTTTTTTTAGATTTCAGGATGTAGGCAATATTGTAGATAACTCACATCTAAGATATTCTCCAGACCACGAGATATATGATGAAGTAAATAGAATTAGGAACGGACTTTAACAATCTTCGTTAGTTGACATATACTTGCCCTCTAAACTATCCCAACATCTTCCATAGATAGTGTGTCTGTTTCCATTTGTTACTTTTGTAACTCTATGCTCAAACTCTTTGTATAGTGGAATATTAACAAGCATACCAACTTCTGGCTTAAGAACATAATCTTTATGCTTAAACTCTAATATACCGCCATCAAAGTTATCATTAATGTAAACATTAAAGGATGCTGATATTTTACCCTGACTGCTAATTCTTTTACCTTGCGTCTTTGAGTTTTCTACAATTACAGTTTGCTGTTCTTCTGAGTCGCTATCGTCTCTTTCATAATGAAACCCCATAGCATAGTCAACATCGCGTCCAAGTTCTTTAATAATTTGATCATCAGGAACTTCAAAAAATGACTGTAATGCTCCTGCCCCACCAAAATATTTTGGAACTACTGACGCTATTCTTGTTTCTATAAATCCAACGGGACCTCTATCCCGCCACTTTGATGTTTCAGTAGGAACTAGCATACCCCCACCTTCATTGTATTCTGGTATATATCCCAAGAACTTGTTCTTAGTGTTACCACCATAGGGAGATCTCATTGTGTCATACCATCCAACAGGATCATTTGCTTCTTTATTTAGCCATATTAGTTCTTCTTTTGATAGAAAGTTTCTAATAACCCATAGGTCTTTTTCAATGTACTCTTTTTTTGACTCCCAAAACTCAGATAGTTTAGATA